TCCCGACAGCATAAACTCGCTTCTCAGCACGAACTTCAAGTTCACGCTGACCCGAATACCCAATGTGACCTTCTGGTGTACTTCAGTCAACATACCAGGAATAAACATCGGGGAAGTGGCAGTTCAAAACATGTTCCTACCCGTCCATGTGCCTGGTTCATCTATACAACTTGATCAACTCAGGATAACATTCGGCGTCGATGAGAACTTCTCCAACTGGCATGAGATATACCGATGGATGCGAGGATTGGTTCCGTTCGAGGACTTTCGCGAAGTCATAAGGGACTCAGACAACTATTATTCAGATGGAACAATCCATTCTCTGAATAGTGCGAAGAATCCAAACATTCTTTTCACATTCAAGAAACTCATGCCTGTATCTCTGGACGGCTTTGAACTCAATGTCACGGAAACCGATACCAACCCCGTGACATCCTCAGTCACGTTCGTTTACGAGACGATGGAAATCAAATCCGTATCTTGACTCTTGGATTTTAGGTGGTATAGTTCTACATCATGGACATTGAATCTCTCAAGAAGATGGTTGAGCGAGACATGCAGATCGATGATCTCAATCTCGACCTTGAATCGCTCAAGACCCCACAACTGCACGGCAAGTACCTGAATCTTCTCCACGACGAGTCCCTCATTCTGCACAAGAACCTCATTGAGCAGAAGGAACTCCGCAGGTTGAAGTGGGAGTACTATCTTGGAAAACTTGATCAGGAGACTATGGACGAAAAGGGATGGCAACCTTTCGGTCTGAAGATCCTCCGCACAGACATAGATGTCTACTTGGATTCCGACAAAGATCTGCTGCGGATTGAAGCCAAGATCAACTATCTCAAGGAAAAGGTGAAGTATCTTGAATCCGTCCTACAGGGATTGGGTCGCCGTGGTTGGGACATCAAGTCAGCAATCGAATGGAAGAAGTTCATGAGCGGGTCATGAAGATCGTCACGGAAGGCATACATCGCGTCTATCTCCGTCAGGCATACATCCATGCACAGGCAAGGAGCGATGACACCAATACTCAGAATGGTGCTTTGATAGTCTTCCCATCCTCGGGAATCATAGCGGCTGATGCCAACCGCTATCCGTCCATCCGCGAACCAGCATATCAGAAGAAATACGACTACATCGAACACGCGGAACGAGCCGTGATCTACAGGTGCGTCGGCAAGGGGCTTACCACGCTGAACACCCACATGTACTGCCCATTTATTGCTTGCCCCGACTGCGCGAGGGCAATCGTGATGGCAGGAATACGCAGGGTGGTTGGTCACAAGACCATTTGGGACATAATGCCTGAGAGATGGAAACCCAAGTGCAATATAGGGATAAACATCCTTGAGGGAGCAGGAGTAGAGGTTCTGCTCTATGATGGCAAGGTTCTAAACGACGGAGAGTTCAAGATTCGCTTCAATGGAGAAGACATAGAACCATAAATATCTGCATGGATACATTGGTTCTTGAAGATGTTGATTCAGTATTCATCCGTGTGCGATGTGAGCGCGGTACTGCCAAGGAGTTGAGCGATTGCTTCTCCTTCAAGGTTCCGAACCACAAGTACATGTCGCGCTTCCGCAAGACGCGGTGGAGTGGCGACATCAAACTATACAACGTAGGCAAGGCAACGATCTACCGTGGTCTTCGCAACTATGTCACGAAGTTTGCCGCTGATCGCGGATATCACCTCGACAACAAACTTACCGAAAGCCAGCATCGTGCCCTGACAGGCGCGGAGGTGGATGCCCTTTTCGACCGCTGCGTTGGAAAGGAGTCTGGCATACCATCGCTTCATGACCATCAGCGGGATGCCATCGTGAAGGCATCAGAAACATCTAGAATCCTCCTGGTGTCTCCAACGGGTAGCGGCAAGTCCATGATCATCTACCTCCTGATGAGGCATATGCTTGAGCATACGGAAGGCAAGATACTCATCGTCGTGCCAACCATAGGATTGGTGACGCAGATGGCAAGCGACTTCGAACATTATGCCAAGGGTACGGACTGGAAGGTATCCAAGAACTGCCATCCGATCTATGCGGGGCAGGAGAAAGAAACAAAGAAGCGTGTGGTGATCACTACATGGCAGTCGGTCTACAAGCAGCCGCGTTCCTACTTCGATCAGTTCACGGTGGCATTTGGAGATGAGTGCCATATGTTCAAGGCAAAGTCACTCAGCGGCATCATGGAAAAACTCACGAACTGCAACTTCCGTTTCGGCACCACGGGAACACTCGACGGAATGCAGTGCCACAAGTTGATCATCGAAGGGTTGTTTGGTCCGTCATACCATGTGACCTCTACCAAGAAACTCATCGACAAGAACATATTGTCGAGCCTCAAGATAGATACCATCCTGTTGAACTATGGGGAGGCAGACAGACGCGCAGTCAGCAAGTATACCTATAGTGATGAGATGCTGTGGCTCATTCACAACGACAAGAGGAACAGGTTCATCGTGGATCTTGCGGATAGCCTGAAGGGGAATACGCTGATTCTCTTTCAGTTCGTTGAGAAGCATGGCAAGCAACTTGATCATCTCGTCAGAAAGACAGGAAAGAAGACATTCTTTGTCCACGGTGGCACGGAGGCAGAGGACAGGGAGCAAGTCAGGAAGATACTTGAGGAGAACGACCAGTGCATAGTGGTCGCATCGTATGGAACATTCTCCACAGGCATTTCCATAAAGAGACTGCACAACATCATATTTGCATCACCTAGCAAGTCCAGGGTCCGTGTGTTGCAGTCGATTGGAAGGCAGTTGCGTGTTTCGGAACACAAGCAGTTCGCAAAGTTGTACGATATTGGGGATGATCTGTCATGGAAAACGAAAAAGAATCACACTCTTCGTCATTTCTCAGAAAGAATCAAAATCTATCGGTCGGAAAAGTTCGAGTTCAGACCGATCATCATAAAGATGGAGAATCTACAATGAAGGAATACATCCTCATCAAGTTGCGTTCAGGTGAGGAGATCATTGCATCCCTCATGTCCAAGAACAGGAATGGCATCAAGGTTCTTAGACCAATGCAGATCCGTCAGGTTCCATTCGTTGACTATGCATCGGGATCGCTGAAGGCAGCAGTGGTGATGGAGAACTGGATCGGTCGAACCAACGACGATGAGGTGGTCATTCCGAACAACTGGGTCGGGATCAAGATGCTTCCGTCTCAGACCATCATCGATGCCTATGAAAAGCAGATGAAGACCGATGACGAGCCGTCTGTTCCAAAGAAGGCTGAGGTCGAACTGACCGACAAGGAAAAGACGGAGATGAAGGCACTTGAGGATGAGATGACGAAGATGCTTTCAAGCATGGCAAGCGAGGCTGGCATCACCCCGCCCGACATAGAGGGAATGGCTGACTTTGCCAACATCATGGATACGCAGAACAAAGGCAAGGACACGGTCATCGTGAACTTCGTCTTTCCTGCCAATGTCTTCAAGAACATGATGGAGGACGGGCTGATCGAAGACTTCCTCTCAGGTGGAATGTCCTATCAGGACGAGAACGGAGACAACTCATCTGAGGAGGATGACATGGAGGATGATGTCGATTCAAAGCCCAAGAAGAAAAAGAAGATTCGTGAGAACGATGTCGATCTTCGTGAGAAGGGAGACGAGTCTTGGGGGAACAGTTTCCGTGATTGGAGTTCAAACCCTAATGACTATCTCTAAGTCTAAGAACACTTCTTGATCAAACTAGACACACTCAAGTTACCTACTTCGTTTCCATCTGTCAAGCCCCTTCTACAGAATCTAAAGTTGCCACTTGCCTTCTGCCGATACTGAGGTAGTATGTTCGTGCAAGCAAGGAGGATACGATGAATGAGTGACTCGCATTACATAGACAATAAGGTTTTCTACGCTGAGATGGTGAAGTGGAAGAAGGAATGGAAGAAGGCAAAGAAGGCTAACCTTCCTCTTCCTCCCGTCACGGACTACATCGGCAGATGCTTTCTCAACATCGCGGAACGCCTGTCGTACAGACCGAACTTCATAAACTATCCCTATCGCGACGAGATGGTCGGTGACGGCATTGAGAACTGCCTGATGTATGCGGCTAACTTTGATCCGAGCAAGTCAAAGAATCCGTTCTCCTACTTCACGCAGATCATCTACTATGCCTTTGTCCGCAGGATACAGAAGGAAAAGAAGCAGAACTACATCAAGTTCAAGAGCATTGAACTTGCGGAGATGACAGGTAAGATTCCCAAGTGGTTGAAAGAGGCATATCATGATGAGAACAAGGTTCAGGATTTCTTCAAGAGCCTTTCTCTCTCGGAACTTGACCTAGAGAACTTTGAGGGTGGCAAGAAGAAGACAGCAGCACCCGTGGCAGAAAAGAAACCAAAGAAGAAGCCAAAGAAATGAAGATCGCCATCGTCACCGATACTCACTTCGGATTCAAGAACGACTCCCCGATATTCCTTGAGGCATATCTGTCGTTCTTCGAAGAGCAGTTCTTCCCATACCTGAAGGCAAATGGTATAAAGACCGTCATCCATATGGGTGATGTTCTTGACCGAAGGAAGTTCATCAACTTCAATACCCTGCGCGCCGTCAGGAAGCGGTTCACCGAGTGGTTCAACGAGAACGGGATCGATGTGCATTGCGTGATTGGAAACCATGACTGCTATTGGAAGAACACCAAT